CGGCGTTTGTATCGATCCGCACGATCGTGAGGCAGGTGCAGGACTCGATATCCTACGCGAGCCGTGTGAGCGATCAGGCTTATCAAGCGAGCATGAACGCGATGGACCTGCAGGCGGTTCAAGCTGTTGGGGCTCAGGTTGGCGTCCAGTTTGAGCGGATCGGCGTCGCTATCGCGGCCATGCGCAATCGTGCTATTGAAGCGGCGACGGGCAACGTTAAGCTGCGCAAGGCGTTCTCGGATCTGAATGTCGATCTGAAAGACTTCTACGGCATGCCGACGGAGCGGAAGCTTGAGGCACTTGCAGTCGGGTTCAAGAACACCGCAGATCGACAGGCCGCGTTCAACGCTGTCTCTCAAATCTTTGGAGCCGAGCAAGGTCCGCGGCTCGTCGAACTTCTGGACAGCATCGGCAAGGATGGGCTCGTCAACGTGCGCAAGAATGCGATCGCGGCCGGGCTCGCCCTCGAGGGATGGGAGCTTGAAGCACTCGACGGACTTGACGACAAGCTCGCAGTGCTCGGAATCAAGATCAAGGTGCTGACGAGTCGCGTGACGGCCGCATTCGCTAACGACGACACAAGGGCGGCAATATGGGACATGCTAAAGCTCGTTAGCGAGGGGCTTTGGATCTCGATCAAGAATACGTTTCACAACGTGGCAATAGAGTTCCCGCGAGCGTTGATCAACGATATGAAGGCGTTCTTCTCGTGGTTCAGCGACGCGATGAAGCTGATCGCCAAGAGCTTTGTGCTCCTCATCCAGGAGGGCGTCAACGCGATGGTTGATAAGGTCAACCCGCTGTTGAAAAAGCTTAGACTCGGGCAGATGTCCGGCATCGATACAAGCGGCACCCGTGCAGACGCAGACGCGATTCGCGAGCGGATGAACGGTCCATACATCGACCCTGAAAAGTCGACTGTGACATCGATGTCAGGGCTCGCGGAACTCTTCAGCGCTCAGCCATACGGAAACCCGGACAACCAGTTCGGGTTCGGCGCAATGGCACTCATGAGCGGGTTCTCGAAGGCGGGCGCAGGTGATGCGGATGCGGGCGGAGCGGCTGGCGCGGGAGACGCCGCAGTTGACACTCCTCAGTTTAGCGCGTTCGGCGAAAAGATGACCGGACTCCAGGAACAGCTTGGAAGTTTCGAGGATATCGTAGCAAACAACTTCACCGGCATGTTCACGGCTGGGATCGATACGATCTCCTCTGGACTATCTGGCCTGCTCATGAAAACGCAGACTCTAGGGCAGAGCTTGCGCGGGATGTGGAATGGATTCGTCGAATCTGCAGTCGGTGCCTTCTCGAAGATGATCGCCGAATACGCTGTCTCAAAGGCTGCGATGTTCGCTGTCGATGCTGCGATGGCGGCGAAGGGCTTGGCGCTGAGCGTGGCAGGCGCCGCGAAGTCGATGGTGGCATGGATCCCGGCGGCAATCGCTGCGGTGATCGGATCAGGCTGGGCCGGGCTCGCACTCGCGGCCGCTGGCACGGTGGCTGTGATGGCGGCACTGGGGTCTTTCGCGGAGGGTGGATACACGGGGCCGGGCGGAAAGTATCAGCCTGCGGGCATGGTGCACCGTGGCGAGTATGTTGTTCCGGCCGACGTGGTCTCACGCATGGGCGTTGGATACTTCGACGCGATCGCAGCCGGAGCGGTCACATCTCCCGGGATGATGGCACCGGCTACAGATTCGGGCGGCGGCATAGCATCGATGGCAGGCGGTGGGTCATCCTCGATTATCATGGTTGATGATTCGCGGACGAGTATCCGCAAGGCGATGGAGTCCACCGAGGGCAAGCGGCATATCATCCGGACGGTGCGGGGGCAGAGTCACCGCATCCAGAGCGATTTCTAACAGGGGGCGAATTTATGGCAAAGAGCATTTCACTGAGCTGGATAAAGGGGGACACGGAGCGGCTGTATTTCATCGTCCGCGAGGATGATACGGCGATATCGCTCACGGGCTATGACGTGTGGTGCACGCTCAAGGCGAGCTACACGGATGCGGATGATGCGGCGACTTCGATCCAAAAGCGGATCGGCTCCGGGATCACGCTCACGAACCACGATGTGGATGGGGTGCTCGTGACCGAGGGGCTGATAACGATCACTTTCACGGCGGCGGACACGAAGACGCTGACGCCGGGCAAGGCTTACCAATACGACGTGCAGATCAAGACGCCGGATGGCGACATCAAGACGCTCGTGACCGGGCAGGTGACGGTGGGCAATGAGGTGACGCTTGCGGATGCTTACCCCGAACCGGACCCGGAACCATGAGCGACTACACGGACGATGACTTGGGCTGGTAACACAGAGGATTTTAGAAACAACACAACGGAGGACAAACAATGGCAGGATCATTTAGCGACTATGAAGAAAACAAGGTGCTTGACCACCTGTTCGGCGGGCCGGACCTGGTAAGGCCGAGCACGTATTACCTCGCTGCTTTCACGGTAGCACCGAACGACGCGGGCGGCGGCACAGAGGTGAGCGCGAGCGGATACGCGAGGCTCGCGGTGACGAACAACTCCACGAACTTCCCATCCTCGAGCGCTGGCGTGAAGTCGAACGGGGTGGCCTTCGAGTGGCCTGAAGCGGTGGCAAACTGGGGGACGGTGGTCGCGATCGGGGTGTTTGACGCGCCCAGCGGCGGGAACCTCCGGACGTGGTTCGACGGGATCGCGGTGGCGATCAATACTGGCGACTCGTTCCGGATCAAAGCGGGGGCAATGACGATCACGCTGGACTGATGCTGATCGCCGAACAGATTGCGTGGCACAGGCTTGAGGCCGAGCCGCTCTCGCTGCATACGGTCGAGGCGTATGAGGTCACATGGCCTACGCTCGAAGCCGAGGCGGTGACGGTGCGCCGTGGCGTGCGCCTCGCTGCTACGTGCCGGGCGAGTGCTGCGCTGACGGCCTCCCGCACGCGTGCTCCGGATGGACTGGAGTGCTGGCTAGCGGCCTCGACCTCGGTGAGAGGGCGGAGGATCGGCAATGCGGTGATCGGTAGCGGACCGGCTACAGAGACCGCGCTTGCTGTCGTGATCGTGCGCAATGCGCTCGCAGCGGCGGCGTGCTCTGCATCGCCAGTGGTGTTGCCGACAGCTATGCGTACGGCCGCGATACGTTGCACCGGCATGAGCTTCACCGACCTGACAGGTCGCAAGATAAAAATGGCTGATATCGCCTCACTGCCACGATGCCGGACCGCGTGCACGGCTCAGCGCATGCGCTACATCTACGACGGGCTCGTATGCTCGGTGGCCACGTCGACCGCGTGCGTGGGTTCGCGGGTGGTCGTGCTCGCTGCGGGTGCTGCGGATGCCGACCCGGACAGCACATCCGCTGTGACCGCTACACGGATGCGCAACGCGACCGTGAGCGCGGGCGGCGCGACTTACATGAACCCGGTGCTCAGGCACGACCGCAAGCCGCTCTTCGACAGCGCTGGGCGGCGCATATTCCGACAGACACGAATTTTTGAAATCTACACACCATGAGCGACACCTTTCCAGACGAAACACTGTATCCCGTGCTGACATCCTTAGCGGACGAGGACCGCATATTCGCGAGCAACAGCGCAGCGGGCCATGAGTCGAGCCAGATAAAGGGTAGCACGATCAAAAAGACAAGCGCTTACACTTTCCACAATGGAGGCGAGGTAACCGGAGTACCATGGGTAATCCATGGGTGTAACGGCACGGTAGTGCTTACTCTCCCGACTGGGGTTCCTATTGGGACCGAGATTGGGGTTTTTGCAGGTGTCACAGCGGTGTCAACGGTGACAATCACACGCGCAGGCTCGGACAATATTTACACCCCATCGGGGTCAGCATCATCATTCAGTGTGACTGGATTCGGGCGGTATTTCACTGTAGTGAAAACGATCTCCTCGGCGTGGATGATATGTGGGCTTGAGGACAGCGCAATCGCGGCGGCGCTTGGCGATGTGGTTAAACTTACCGGGAACCAAAGCATCGGCGGAGTCAAGACCTTCACTTCAAGCCCTGTGATGCCGACTCCGACTGCGGGAGATAACACGACCAAAGGGGCCACCACGGCGTTTGTGGCTGGAGCGATTGCATCGTGCCGACCTAAGCACTCATACGTTGCGATAACAACGGCATCAACCGCGATCGCTGCCGAGCGTGGTAATACGTATGGTGTGAACGCCACCGGCTGCACGCTAAATTTGCCCTCAGTGGGAACAGCGGGATATGTAGACGGGGATGAGATATGCGTGGTCGTTGGGGTGTCGGGCGCCCGCGAGCTGACCATTACATCACCGAGTCAGGTTTTGCGCGGCACCGGCCTGCAACCTGCTAACACACCATTCAATGTTACAGGATTGGGGCTCGTTATCACATTTACTAAAATCTCAACCGCGTGGACGATGAGTTATCCGGAATACGAGCTCGCGGGGAAGGCTCCGCTCGCATCCCCAGCGCTCACGGGCACGCCGACCGCGCCGACGGCCGCGGCGGGCACAAACACAACGCAGCTCGCCACGACGGCGTTTGTGGCTGGAGCGATTGCATCGTGCCGACCTAAGCACTCATACGTTGCGATAACAACGGCATCAACCGCGATCGATGCTGAGCGCGGTAAGACATATGGTGTGAACGCCAACGGCTGCACGCTCACACTACCCGATACGAACACCTCGGGATATGTGGATGGCGATGAGATATGCGTGGTCGTTGGGGTGTCGGGCGCCCGCGAGCTGACCATTACATCACCGAGTAATATTTTGCGCGGAACCGGCATACATCCTAAAAACACACCATTCACCCTTACAGGATTTGGGACCTTTATCACATTTACGAAATACTCAAACGTGTGGATGATGGGTTACCCGGAATACGAGTTAAGCCTGAAAGCACCGCTCGCATCCCCCGCGCTCACGGGCACGCCGACTGCGCCGACTGCCGCACCGGGGACCAATACCACGCAGATCGCCACGACCGCATTTGTGCAGGCTGCGGTTTCAGGGGCTCTGATGCTGGAGGGCACACCGAGCGGGCCGACAGCCAGCGGGACAAAGGGAATGGCACGATTTGACGCGGATTATTTCTACGTCTGCACGGCAACAAACACATGGGTGAGATTTCCAAAGGATGGATCATGGACAGAGTGAGATCGGAATGAAAGCGCGATTTGAAAACAACCCTGTAGTCGAGCAACTTCAAGCCCGTCATTGGCTTGATCTTGTTCCTCGTTATCGGCTTGTTACGGACTTGCGTTTTGTTGATAAAGACGGCGTTATTTACATTGCACCATCCGGAATGGAGACCGATGGGGCAAGCGTGATCCGTTGGCTGATATGGCTGATTGCAATCCTCATTTTCGCGCTTGGAATATGGACAAGCCCGTTGCTCTGGATCATCGCAATGAGCCTGCTACTCATTTGCACGCGCTCGGGGCCGTGGTTTGCAGCGGCTTGCATACACGATCACCTAGGCAGCAGTTGGAGAAACAACGCAATCTTTTACCGGGCCATGAGGGCGTCAAATGTATGCGTTCCAATCGCTGCCGTTTACTGGCTTGGACCAACGCTTTTTGGCAAACCGTATCATTGGTATTGGACACTTAAACACAACCGCAAATCACAATCTTGAAACACCATGACGGCGCAACGAGCACCCGCAAACTACATCGACAAGAGGCCGCTATTCAGCCCGATTCAAACTGCTATCATTGGGATCCTGCTTTCGATTACCGGATTCTTCGCAGCGCAACAAGTGATGGCATTTAACCGCCTGATCGAAAAGTTTGATGAGGTCAGTTCGCGCTTGTCAAAAACCGAATCAGTAACTGTTGGATTGAGGCGTGATGTTGATCGACACGAACACGCAATTGACAGGCTTGCAAGCTATCATCAGCGCGTATCATTTGATTCAAAATCGGTTTTACAATCAGATCAAATCCAAGGAATGCAATGAGCGAGGACATCGATATGCAGGAGGTTATCAAATTCGGAAAGCGGCTTGATGCTAAACTTGACCGGATATTGGCCTGTATGCGTGCTGAAATTGAGCATAGGATTGATGGGTATTATCAGCTTGCACTTGGGCGAAAAAGCGATCCTGAAGGACGTAAGGCCTATGCAGATGCGGTTCTCGATTCGCGGTTGACTCTGGATGGAGTCTTGCGCGCGCTATTAGCATCCGATGAGGCTAAAAACCGTGCAATGCCTCCGTGGGTTGTTCCGACACCGAAGCCGATACCTACACCGGAGCCAGCTTCAAAACCGATTGTGAGTGGGTTTTTGTATGGCTACGACGATGTGAGAGGCATTGCAACGAAATCAACGCACACTTACTTGAGCGATCAGATCAGCGATGCCGAACGATACGGGATGATTGATTACGCGCTCGCACAAGGTCATACCGGCTTCGAGGTCTACATTGCAAATGATCAGGACTACAACCACACCGGCCAAAAGCGGGTGCACTACACAAGCGAGCGGCAGGCAAAGTGGATACACGACATCCGAACCATCCAAGCGGCTGGCCTCGACGTCGGGATCTGGCTGATGGCTGATGATGGATTCAGCTTGTTCGACCGATCAAACGTTGATCGAGTAGCATCCTGTTGGGATCAGGTGTTTGTTGAGGTCCTCGAAAATGTGCAACCGATCAAGCGGTTTGTGCTCGGTCTGGAGGCTCTGGAATACTGGTCCGAACATCAATGCCGGACGCTCGGAAACTGGCTACGGACGCGGCTTCCAGATGCCGAAATCGGCTTTCATACAATCGAACGAGATACCCGCTTGCTTTCCGATCCGTGGATTGATGCGATATACTTCCAGTTCGGATTCAATCGCACACCGGAGGATTGCGTTGGCGATGTCCTTGCGCTTCAACGGGATTTCAAAAAGCCTGTTTACGCTGCGGAATACTCGATGGATAGCACCTCGAACGCAGCAAAAGAAATCGGGAAATCCTGCATTTTGAACGGCTGTGTTGGTGCTTTGAATGGCGCATTTGCAAGCTAAGTAGCGCACAGTCAACGCTTTATTGCGTTGAAAAATAATCGGAAAATTTTCAGATTATTGCTTGACTAATCGGAAAAAATGCCGATTATGTATGGTATTGAAAGGCACGAAGCCGACACGAAAAAACCAGAAACACCCGATAGATGACTACTCACAACCGACCGAACCCTTATCAGCGCACTCGTCGGAATTACGACGACGAAACCCGGCAGATCCTGTTCCAGAAGGATCGCGAAATAAACCGCTTGCATGAGCTGCTTGAAGCCGCCGAATGCCGAAACATGGATGGCGTTGGATTTATCGGCGGCCTGATCGTCGGAATCGCTGCGACCGCTCTTGCCGTTGTTATTTTCTTCTGAACCACCACAACCGAAAGGACATATGAAAATCGGACTCATAATCACGCTGATCGCCAAGATCGCGAATCTGTTTTTGCCAGCGAAATACAAAGACGCACTCCAGGCCGGGGTTGCTGTTGTCGATGCTGTTCAGCGCGACAAAGCAACCAAAAACGCGCCTGCTTCCGAGATCATCGAAGCGGCCAAAAACAGCTCGAATTTGGACGAACTGCGTAGGAGGCTTGCGAAATGAAGCGCACAATCCTTACCATTTATCTAGCCGTTGCGCTGTCAGGTTGCGCATGGCTATCACCAGAACGCGAAATGCGCTTGCTGGGCTACGATGACGAGCGGAAGGCTTGGGTCATAACAGAGGACCTTGCGGCGGAATGGGCTGACCTGTTTCGCGCTGATGGCAAGGTATTTGTATGCACTCCAGATCCGGAGCGCGGGATTGCGTTTGTTGACGATGCGACCATTGAACGCGCAATCACGCTTGTATCAATTGAAAGAGCACGAAAGGAATTGAACCAATGACCATACCATCAACCATACCCAACTGCCCGCTCGAACCGTTGCGGGTGTCGCTCGGAATCACGGTACGGGAGATCGAAACCGAAACCGGATTGACGCGCTCGCAGATTGACACAGCTTGCAAGGTGCGTTCGTCTGATTTCAGAAAACCGGAACATCGCGAGATTGTGTTTGCAGCGATGCGGACAATACACGAGTCACGCGAACAAGAGCTGCGACAGGCTTTATCACATGCAGCGAAAGGACGGCCATGAGCTGCAATCATCGCAAATTCAGCCGGGATGAGGTGTTGCGCTGGATCAAAGACAAGCGGTTGACTCGTCCGTGGTTTTCCGCAGCGTCCGGAAACACACTAATCATTCAGCGAGCAAACAGAAGCGGATCAACTGTTTACGAGTTTACATGGAACAACAGCAAAACGCCTATTGACGACCCGCAACTAACGGAATCAGCGTGGAGTTTCGACATAACCGAAGCCGATATACCGGATGCGCTGTATTACGCAGACGACGAAACCGAAGCATCAATTGGGGCAATCGAGGAGGCTGAAGCGTGAATGGAATTTGATTTGGCTAGGCGCTGCAAGGCTGTGCCGGGCGGGTCCCTGCGAGGCGTTGGCAAGGCAACATCGATTGATGGAACGTAAACCATCACCAATTTCTTACATAAACAACTCAATACAAGGCACATATGAAAACAATGAAGATCAAACTCACTGGAATCAGACCGATCATCTTGCACAACGGGTTACTCGCTGATCCAACCAATCCAATCGTTCTTCAGCAGAAGGCGATCACGGCCAAAAAGGCCAAGAAAACCGACGCTGACAATTTGGAACTTGCTCGCTTGGAATGGTTCGGAGGGCTTTACCTAAGCGAATCAGGGCGCATCTGCATACCGTGCGACAACATCGAACGGTGCATTCAGCAGGGCGGACAAAAGCAGCGCATCGGTAAGGATGTGCAAGCGGGTGTTTTCGTCCAGGAACCGGAGATTGAGATTGATCATCCGGATATTTCTGGAAAGAAACCGGATAAGCTTTATGGCGATCCGCGTTTCACAATTCGGAAGGGGGTCAAGATCCAGACAAGCCGAATCATCCGCATTAGGCCGATGATTCCGACCGGATGGACGCTTACCTTCACGCTCGAGTTTGACGAAACCCTTGTCAACGCTCGCAACCTTGAGCAAGCGATTCTCGACGCTGGAACATACGTTGGTCTCGGTGATTGGAGGCCCAAGTTTGGTCGGTTCACGCACGAAATTCTTTGAATTTTCTCGGCGGGGTAGGGCTGTGCTAGGCACGTCCAGGCTCGGCGGGGCATTGGCAATATCGATTGACTGGTCGTAAGCAGTCACCATTTTTACAATCAACACAAGGAAAACAATGAATGAAGCACGTAAATACCCACTCTGGCGCGAATTTGTCGAATCCGAAAGTATCGATTTTGGCAGCTCATGGAGCGTCGAAACGCTAGCAAAAAAGCTCGAATGCGATCCAACCTCCATTGAATTTCAGTTTGCCGTTGACTCGATCCGCAGGGCAATCAGGAAGCACGGCATGTATCTCAGTTCAGCCGGTTCGAACGGATTGACTTATCGAGTAGTCGAGGCGCATCAAAACGCTGACATCATGCAGCGGATGCAACGTAAGGCAATCCGCTCAATGCGTGCTAGTGTTGAGCTTGGAATCAATACACCAATGGAGCTTTTGGACGCGGAACAACAGCGAAGGCACGAGGCAATTCTTGAGCGTGCGTCAACAAGGCTTGCGCTCATTAACCGGAGCGGTAAGCTGATTGCATAAATTTTCGTGGCTGTGAGAGGCGGGGCTGTGCGAGGCGGGGCAAGGCAACATCGATTGACTGGACGAAAGCAGTCACCAATTTTTTCTCAGATGAAACAATCAAAACAACATTTTCTTTGCACGGCAGTGTGAGGCATGGCCTGGCGATGCACGGCAAGGCGGGGACGGGCAAAACATCGATTGACTGGACGAAAGCAGTCACCAATTTTAACAAAACCATCAACCAAATGAGCAGACAATCAAGACACACGATCATCAGCCCTGCGAACTCGGACACAAGCCCGGAAAGCAGGTGTATGGCCTACATTGATCTCAAATTCAACCCTGACCACAAAACCGAATCTAGCCATACGCTTGAGAGCGCAAAAAAAGCGGTTGCGTTCGGGTTTAAATCAGGCTTGATTCGACGCACAGCACAAGCACACGATTACCGGGATGAGCTCCAAGAACTTGCAAAAGAAATCGTTGAGTTGCGCAGGTCGGTTGGATGGTCACAACATTTCACGGATCTGCAATTTGGATACAAGAGCCACCGAACATCACGCTTTGAAGCGGGATACAATTCATACGACGCAACCAAGCGATTTTTGGAACACCTTAAAAAGCTCGTAGCGCATGAACAGAAGCATGCTAAACAAAAGGCTGATAAATGAATTTTCGCGGCGTTGCGTGGCGATGCTAGTCATGGCGCGGCAGTGGCGGGGCGATGCGGGGCAAAACATCGATTGACGTCACGTAAGGCGTTACTAATTTTCGAGATAAACCACTGATAAATCAATACCATGATCAAATACGAATTAACGACAAAAGCAGGCGAATACACGGCCAAAGACGGCACAAAAAAAACCATCTGGCAGCGTGTCGGAGAGGTGCACACCAGCAAAGACGGTGGCATGTATGCGCTGATTGATGCGCATATCAATTTCGCTGCGTTTCCGCGTCAAGAAGGGTCAACGCGCGTCATGGTCTCGATGTTCGAGCCGAGGGAAAAACAATGGTCCGGAGCACCTACAACGGCAACCGAAAGACCGAACAAGGACCCGCAAGCGATACAGGACACATTCGACCGGCGTGATAACGAGGATTGCCCATTTTAAGCGAAAGGAAACGATATGAGCACTATACTTGCAATTGATCCCGGTAAAGGTGGAGCAATCGCGTTGTTCCGGAATGGTCAACCTGAATGGGTTGAAAAATGGTCGGACGAATGGGAGATGTCGAACCTTGTCCTTGATGTCCAAAACGCATTTGCTGACGTCACGGCGATCATCGAAAACGTGCACTCGATGCCGGGTCAAGGTGTTGTATCGATGTTCAGCTTTGGCGAGAATTACGGCATATGGCGCGGTATCCTGATCGCTTTTGGAATCCCTCACGAGCGTATCAGCCCGCAAAAGTGGCAATCGTTTTACGGCCTCTCATCTATCCACAAAGGTGCAGACCGTAAACGCAGACTTTGCCAGCTCGCAAAGGAACGCTTTCCGAGCATGAAACCGACTCTCAAAACGTGCGATGCATTGCTTTTGGGCAATTACGCAGCGCAAACCGACAAACGACTAAATCACCTATGAAAAAATCACAAGCAACAACAATCGACACCATCTGTACACAGATCACCGACCTGTTACTCCAGCACATAGATAACGCTGAAAAAACTGCAATTGAAACGTTCGTCGAAGACGAGAAAAAGACTCAACCTGAAGTTAAGTTTTCGATCGCGACAAGCTACACCATTGGAGACCATTCGAAAGTCAAAACAACACTGAAATACCGTGCGACTTTCGGTGATGAGACCGAGGATGAAATCACCCACAATCAAACCGAGATGGAGCTATGAGCGCAACGTATCACCGTAACATCATCCAGGGCACCGAGGAATGGCTCATGCTTCGATGCGGAGTAATTACCGCGAGCGAAATCAAAACGATTCTTACGCCGTCCGGAAAGCCTGCATCGAACGATAAGGCACGCGCTTACATCTGGCAGAAAGCATCCGAGCGGATCACAGGTTTTCTTGAGCCTGTTTTTGAGACTCGAGACATGTTACGCGGACATGATGATGAGGGATTTGCAAAGCACGAATACAGCCGGCATTTTGAGCCTGTATCTGATTGCGGATTCATCACGGCTGAATATGGATCAGAGGATGAGCGGTTTACAATCGGTTATTCTCCGGATGGACTAGTCGGAAATACTGGTTTGATCGAATGCAAGAGTCGCAAGCCGAAGTTTCAGATTCAGACCTTACTTGACTACCAACTAAGCAATGAAATCCCGTCCGAATACATGGCTCAGATTCAGACTGGACTGATGGTGACTGGCCGCGAATGGTGCGATTTTATCAGCTATTCCGGCGGCCTTCCAATGATAACCATCCGCGTCTTTCCAGATCGCTTTTATCAAGCCAGGATCCTTGATGCGGTTTACGAAGCGGAAAAGCAGATTCAGGACATTGTAACACGGTATCAATCCGCACTCGAAAGCGGGATGAAGCTGATACCGACCGAACGCAGAAACCTCGACGAAATATACTGATATGACCACGCAAAACGAATACGATATGAGCCCTACAATCATCGCTAAAAGCGACCAGGTTAACGCAGATGACCTGATAGGTGGACCGATGACGATCAAGATAAATGAGGTTAAAATCCTTCCGTCAGATCAACCCGTAAACATCTATTTTGACGGAAGCGAGAAGGCGTACAGGCCGTGCAAATCAATGTGCCGGGTATTGGTCTCGCTGTGGGGTTCGGACAGCAAGCAATACATCGGCAAGCGGTTGACGCTTTACCGGGATCCTTCTGTAACTTGGGCGGGGGTACAAATCGGTGGAATCCGCATCTCGCACGCATCACACATCGACGGACCGCAGACAATCATGATAAGCGAAAAGCGAGGCAAACGAAGCCCTATCAAGATTCTTCCGCTTCCGGCAGAGCAACCGAACGAAAAGGCCGCAGCTTGGACCAAGGAGTTTGTTGCAAAGATCAGGTCGTGCAGTGATGCTAAAACGCTTGCAGGGCTCATCATGGACTACCAGAGAGCGCTTTCAAAGCTCGCTGAAACGGAACCTGAGCTTTCGAAAATGGTAACGGATGCCGCGACCGAAAAACGCAATGAGCTTGAGTCGATATATGAAAGCTAACACAAACGCCGATGATATTGTATCGCATTCCTCTAGGTGTCGTATTGGCCTAGAGTATTGTTTTGGATGCTCGCAAAAACGACCGTGCAAGCAGACTGGAGCCTACCGATACGAAGGACAGGACTGGCCGATATGGGTCTGCCAGTGGTGTCGAGCAGCAATAACCAAGCGGAAGCAACGTGGACTTCCTTGCTAACGTCGAGATGATGGACGAGGCAAAACAAACACCGAAAACGAAATAATAACCTATGGCTACGAAAACAAAGAAAACGACCGAACGGCGGCGCGCTAAGCCTCGTTCCTCTACATCGTCTGGTTCTGAGGCTTTGACGTTTGAGCAGGGCTACGTGTGCGCTGTGGCGACCATGCTAAGTCAGCACGGCGATTCGGTCTGTGCCAGTGACATGCTGGGATGCATGGGAAATATCGACTGGTCGAAGATCGACGAATATGACCGAGAGATAATCAAGAAATACGGTCTTCTTCCGTAAACACACACTTTTCCCTTCCGCAGCTCATCAACGCCTAACGCTAACAATAAACAGGGGTGTTTCGGGTATGCGGACAAAGCCGGGTTGCGGAAGGGATTTACTTTTCAACAGCAAAACCACACATGACACCAAAACAACAGCGTAAATTCTGGGTAATCGACACTGGAACGAGTGGAGAATACCTCGACAGTAAAACCGCACTAGGTCCGTTCACCAGTCGTAAAGCGGCTGAACAATGGCTCCGGGATGATGCAAAAGACACATACCTTTCAGCCGGACCAGACCTCCGTATTGATTGGTCATCTGATCCAATGATAATCGTTGAGGAGGTTTGCACGGTGATTCAGAAGCCAGTTGTTAATGTAAAAGTAATCCTAACGAAAACCACACATGAAACAATATAAAACAGACCTGCTTGATATTCGCTGCATGGATTGCATGGAGTTAATGGCTCAATATCCAGACAAGCACTTCGGCATCGCAATAGTCGATCCTCCATACGGAATCGGAGAGGACGGCAAGAAAAACCATTCCCGCTCATCGAAGGCGGCCGCGCAAGAATACACCCCGAAAGCATGGGACAGGCAAACGCCGCCAGCGGAATACTTCGAGGAACTTCGGAGGGTGTCCAAGGATCAAATCATCTGGGGTGCAAATCACTTCATGGAAAAGGTGATGCGCGGCTCTCCATCATGGATCATCTGGGACAAGGAGAACGGGGAAAACGACTTCGCTGACGCTGAACTTGCATACACCTCGCACAAAAAGGCGGCGAGAATCTTCCGGTTCCGGTGGGCAGGAATGCTGCAAGGCGACATGAAAAACAAAGAAAAGCGCATCCATCCAACGCAAAAGCCGGTTGCCCTGTATTCCTGGATCCTTTCAAACTACGCTAAGCCCGGCGACACGATACTTGATACGCACATGGGAAGCGGATCAATCGCGATTGCGTGCCATTATGCCGGACACCATTTGACCGCTTGCGAGCTTGATGAAGAATACTTTGATGCCGCTTGTGAGCGGATCACGAACGCGACAAGGCAAACAACGCTTGATTTCACACTCAACAGAACGATTTAACCTAAACCAAAATGAACGATATGAACGATTATATAAAAAGCAATCAACTTTCACTCATAGGAGACGCGGAAATCATCGGATTTGGAAGCGAGGATTTTCATGTAAAAGAAATCGACAGAAACCTAGCGAACTCCGTAATTATCAAAAACCATTATTCAAAAAAGGTTTATAACGCAACATACATTCATCTCGGGCTTTTTGTTGATAATTCACTAAAAGGCGTTTTGCAATATGGATATGCAATGAATCCTGCATCCGCCTCGAGCGTTGTAACCGGAACGGAGCTCGACCAATACCTTGAGTTGAATCGCATGTGGATTTCCGATGATGCAGGGCAATACCCCGAGAGCAGGGCGATCTCGGCATCAATCAAGTATATCAAACGTAAATTTCCGAGGGTAAAATGGATTCAATCATTTGCTGATGAAAGGTGCGGAGGTTTCGGGATTGTGTATCAGGCCTGCTCATTTTGTTATTATGGAGAGCACACAAGCGTTTTTTGGGAGCTTGATGGTGTGGTGTATCACAACATTCAAATGACTGTTGCCGAAGGGTCGAAGCGGTATAAAGGAGAAGCGAAAAAACTTCAAGAAAACCGCGAGCGCGCAACCGAACTTGTTTTGCGTCAATTCCGATACATCAAATTCATCGATCAAAAATGGAAAAAGCGTTGCACGCTGAAGGAAATGGAATATCCAAAATACTACGCTGCACTTCCCGCTTGACACGCACCTTTCACCGCCCTAGATTCGCACCATGAAATCATTGTTGACGCCAATGAACACCAACAACGCTTTGCCTCCCGATGCCATGCATTTTCGATTGCATGGGCGTCACATCGGGGGGCGTTTTTGTTGGAGGGTGTAGGGATGTCAGGTAAAGACGAATTTCAAGGGTGGATTAAGATTTGGCGTCAAATCTGGAATAACCCGTTATGGTTTTCTGAGCCATTTACAAAGGCCCAAGCGTGGATTGATCTGCTTTTAGGTGCGAATCATGCACGCGATTCTTTCGAGGTTAGAGGTGTTGAAATATGGATCGAAAGAGGGCAAGTCGGATGGTCTGAAATCACAATGGCGAGCCGTTGGAAGTGGTCGAGGGATAAAGTCAGACGGTTTTTAGTACGTTTGGAAAGTCGCGATCAAATAAGACAACAGAAATCAAACCTTACAAGTATCATAACCATTTGCAATTACGAGGTTTATCAACACATAGAAAACCCAAGCAATACAGCAAACGATACACCAAACGATACAACAGAAAAACAGCAGAAAAACAGCAAACGATACACAAACAAGAATGATAAGAATGGTAAGAATGCTGAGAATGAAGAAAATACACCCCCTAACCCCCTAACAGGGGGAACGGCTGGTGATGCTTCGCAAACCGAATCCTTTCAGCTCGATGCAGACCAACCGCAACCACAACAACCCTCATCTCAGCCGAAAGCCAAGAGGGAACGCAAACCAGCGCAACAAATGCCAGAGATCCCGGAAGCACTCAACACACCAGCTTTTCGCAGCGCATGGACGGATTTTATCGACCACCGCAAATCCAACCGCAAGCCACTATCACCAAAGGCCGCTGAACTGAACCTCAAAAAATGCCTCGAACTCGGACCTGACACAGCTTGCAGCGCAATAGAGCAGACCATTGCAAACGGATGGACCGGGATATTTGAGCCGAAAAACACAACACCAGGAGTCAACGGATCGAAACCAAAGCGGGATCCTCGTGTACCGGCTCACATACCGGATCATCAAGCGCAAATGTGGAT